TTATTCTTCTGTTTTTTTATTGGTTTTAATTAATATTAAAATTACTATTAATATAAAGCTAATTATAGTTAAAGCAAATGCTTGAAGTAAATTAGAATAATTACTATAAACTCTTATGTATTTTGTTTTTACATAACCTGTTTGTTCTTCGTCTTGTGAGTTTATAAATGTTATTTGCGTCCATGTGCTGTTTTCTGAGTAATTTTCTATGTAAACTCTTGTGCCTTCTTCAAGTGAGTCTGGCAGTAAAGTGTTTTCGTTTTCGTAGTTTTCATATACATTAACGCTATCGCTTGCGTCTGTTATAATAATTTCTGCATTAGTAGAAAGCGTTGGTACAACTGGGTTACTACTTACTTGTACTGCATCTAATTTTCTAATATATGCAATGTTATTTGTGTTTATTTGCACCTTATAAAAACTAACACCCTTAGCATCAGTTATATTAAACACTATGTCTATAACTGGTAACTCTTCATTTTTACTTACTTGACCTACAGTAACTGGTTCTCCTAAGTAACTATTTAAGCTGGTAGGGTATTTATAAAGGTTAGTTTGATTATTTAATATTCTTATATTATTAATGTCTTGCGTTTGTTCATTTAGTATTTGCAAATTTTCTTTCAAAATATAACCATCAATATTAACTTGAGAGCCGTTATTTATAAATAATACATAATAATAATCGGGGTTATTTTCTATAACTTGACTTAAAATAATAACTTTTTGACCTTGATTCAGGTGAGTAATAGGAGTAATGTTATATGGAGTTTGTAATAGTGGTACATTTTCAATGGTAGTTGTGGCTATTAATGCAGGCTCTGTTAGCGGTGAGTTTTGAGTATAGTCAATAGGGTCTACAAAACTAGATATATTTTCTGTAAAAAGTTCGTTTTGAGTAGGGTTTATATTATCTAGCGTGTTAGTTGATAAGTTTAATGCAACAATTTGACCAGTTTCTAAGTTAATATTAAATTTATTTATATTAGATAATTGGTTGTTTTCTACCGTTAAATAACTTTCGTAATTATAATTATTTTTGGTAAGTTTATGAATGCTACTATCTGTAGCGTTTTTTTCTAGTATAAATAAATTGTTGGCACAGTCAATTGCTATTTGGTCAATGCTAGTAATATTGTAGTTTAAAATATTTATTTCGTTTAAAGAAGACAAGTTATTAATATAATAAATATTATTGCCACTATTAATATTAGATAAGAATATGCTATTACCACTTGGTGAAACTACAATTTGTGAGTTTGAATTTATGGTAAATCCTAAACTATCAGCATCTATTAATTGAGTAATCTCATTAGAGTGCGCTGACTTTTTTAATACCAAGTTATTTTCATAGTCTAATGCGTAAAGGTTGTTTGCAAGATCATTAGTAAGTGAGCTTAACCTACCTAAAGATAAATAAGTACTACCAGTTTGCACCATATTAAAGTTTGTTATAAAGTTGTAGCTTGAATTAAATAATTTTAACCTTCTTAAACTATCGTAAATATAAATATCTTCGTTAGGTAGTACTGTTATTAAGCTTGGGTCTACAAAGTCTTCTGGGTCAGATCCAAAACTACCAAACTGAGTAGTTTGTTCATTGTTCCAAACCACTACTTGATCGTTTTGAATGTCTGTAAAATAAAACTCATTATTATTTTTTATAGCAAAGTTATTAAAACCACTTACATTATTATCAAACTGAGTTTCAACCTGTTGCAAATTTGCAGTTATTTCGTTTTGAGCATAAACTAAAAGGGTAGAGTGTGAAAGCACACTTACAAAAAGATATGTAAACATAACTGATATAAAAGCAAAAAATAAAAAATTTCTTCTTGTGTGTTTCACGTTTTTCTCCTAAGTAATTACTTTAAACATTATAACAAAAAACTATAAAAGTTTACAAGTGCAAAACAATAATAATATTTTTTTTACTTACCATTAAATATAAATGACCTTTCAATATGGTTTGCAGTAGAAATTTTAATTTAAATTATGGACTAAATCAGGCAAATGTAGTTTTTTGTAAAAATTTGTAATTTTTTACAAAAATATGTCACAAACCTTTGACATATAAAAATTTGCTAAACTATAATAATCTCAATTAGCCAAAAAGAAGCTTATTACTTTTTAAGCTTTTTTTAAATTTAATGGCTTAGGGAGGGATAGGTAATGGAATTAAAAATTTGGTGTAAAACATTTTTAAACGCTTATAGGTGTTTAGAAAAAATTACACAAGCAATTTACAAAATTGTTTTAACAACAGGGTTAAACTCAAACTATGACACTAAAAGCAGTGCAAATAAAATAATAGAGTTAACCGAAAGAAAGATTACACTTATAAATTTAAAATTGCTAATAGAAAAAACATTAAACCAACTAGATACTAAAGACGCTAAGCTGTTACTATTAAAATATGTAGATAAAGTAAAAAGTGAGGATATTGCAAAAGTTTTTAACATAAGCAACCGCACTTTTTTTAGAAAATGTAACAGTGCTTTGAAAAGTTTCGAACTATCCTTAAAAAGAGCAGGTCAAACAGATGCAGCACTTTTAGAAAGTTTTAAAAAGGAAGCATGGATACTTGATATATACAATAATTTGTATAGTAATGAAGTAAAAACAACTAAAAGTAGCTTAAAAAAATCAGATGAACTTAACGAAAATAAAGTTATAAAGTTTGCAACTAAAAATTACAAAAATATTAACCACGTAAATAGCTATGCTTAAAAACTAAACTTTACTCTTTTTAAAAAATAAAGATATTATAACAACACTAGGAAGTATAGTTAAAATTATAATTACAAAATGAAAATGCGGGTTAATATTTAAAAAAGCATTTATTTTATTAAACGGGCTAAACTGCATAATTCTAATTACTTCATTATTTTGAGTAATAGGCGTTAAGTTATAGGTTAGCGGTGAATAAATGTATCCAGCTATTTGATTATTTAATTCGTCTTCATATTTACAGTAATACCAAACATTACCTAGGCCAGCCGTAAGTTCTTCTCCTGCTAGTTTACCGTAATATTTTATATTATTTGTGTTAGGCTCTAAAACTTTTAACGCTGTTGTGTCATCTATTAAATTAGGGGTACTTCTTAACACAGAACTCGAGTTTTCAGATGTGTTAAAAGTAACGCCACTTAAATATGGAGTTTGTGGTGAGTTTTCTACAATTTCTACTTGGCTCTTTTTAACAAAACCAATAATGTCTATATATTTTGCTTCATAAAAATTTTCATCATCATCGTTTAAAAGTTCAACAAAATAAGATTGCTCAAGAATAAAATAAACATTGTTTTGTATTTCTTGACTAGGTGTTTCATAAAGATAAACATTATTATATTTTACGCGTGCAAAAATAGAGTCAGCTTGATTACTAGCTGTAATATATGGCACATAAATATTCAAACTTACTGTAAACATACTAAAAATAAATAGTAAAATTAAAACTTTTTTCATATTTTTCCTTATACCTTTATTTTAGTAGTGTTCCCTTTAAAAAATAACTTATAAATTAAACTTATTAAAAATAAGGGAGGTTAAAATTGCAAGACATTAAAATTTTAGACCAAATCAAACAAATTCAAAACGAACTAGAAGTAAGAAAAATAAAAAATAGATTGTCTAATTATAATATTGGTCAAAAAGTACATATTAAACAAATTAATTTTCATAAATGCAATAAAAAAAACCGTTGGGTTTTTGGCGGTAACAGAACAGGTAAGACTGAATGCGGTGCAGTAGAAGTTGTATATTTAGCTAGAGGTAACCACCCTTACAAAAAAAATAACCACTCAACTAATGGTTGGGTAGTTTCTCTTTCAACACAAGTTCAGCGAGATGTGGCTCAGCAAAAAATACTTTATTATTTAAATCCAGACTGGATTGAAGACATAGTAATGCTAACAGGCAGAAAAGATAACGCTACAAGCGGAGTAATAGACCATATATTAATAAAAAATGTATTTGGCAAAATTAGTCGCATTGGTTTTAAAAGTTGTGACCAAGGCAGAGAAAAATTTCAGGGCACTAGCCTTGACTATGTTTGGTTTGATGAAGAGCCACCTTATGATATTTATCAAGAGTGCAAAATGAGGGTTATAGACAAAAACGGAATATTATTTGGCACAATGACTCCACTTAAAGGGTTAACTTGGGTGTATGATGAAATATACTTAAATTCATCTAACAATAAAGAAATTTGGCACGAGCATATAGAGTGGAAAGATAATCCATTTTTAAATCAGGAAGAAGTAAAAGAACTTACAAGCAGTATGAACGAGCAAGAACTGCAAGCAAGGCGTTACGGAAAGTTTGTAGCAAATGGTGGAATGGTTTATTCAGAGTTTGATGAAAATGTTCATATAATAGAGCCATTTAAAGTGCCACTTGAATGGCAAGATAATATAAGTATTGACCCGGGGCTTAAAAACCCATTATCTGCACATTGGTATGCTGTAGATTACGACGGCAACATATATGTAATAGCAGAACATTACAAGGAAGGTAAAGACGTTAATTATCACGCTCAGCAAATTCATTTAATTAGCAATAATTTAAACTGGCACAAAAACTCTAACGGTATGATAAATGCATTAATAGATTCAGCTGCAAGCCAACGCACGTTAAGTAGTGTTAAAAGCGTAGTTGAATTATTTTACGATTTAAATATTCAGGTTAACCCTAAAGTTAATAAAGATATTTTTAGTGGTGTATCAAGAGTTAAAAGCTATTTTAAAAATGCAAACGGACAAGCTAGACTTTTTATTTTTAAAAATTGTGTAAATTTAATACGAGAAATTAAAAGTTATTGGTGGGCAGAAAATGACAAACCGCAAAAAAAAGATGATCACGCACTTGATGAGTTAAGGTATTACATAATGAGTAAGCCTAGCTTAAAAATGGCAAAAGAAAGAAAAAGTATTATTCAAAAAGATAAAGAAAAATTAATAAAAAAACTAAAAAAATCACATAAGGCAATAAGGTAGTAACATGACGCAGCCAAAAAAAACAGTAAAACTTGATAAAGCATTATTAAAAAAAGCATTAGGCTATCAGGTAAAGGAAGTAGTAGAAGAATACATAATAGATAAAGAAGACCAAGACAAGTTAGTGCTTCATAAAAAGAAGGTAACAAAAAAGGATATACCACCAGATATGACAGCATTTAAAACATTATTACAATTAAAAGATAACCACTCAAAAACAAGTTTTGAAAATTTAACAGATGAACAGTTAGAAAAAGAAAAAACTAGATTAATTAAAATGCTAAAAGCAGATGAAAAAGGAGAAAAGAATGCAACTAGAAAAAATTAATATAAAAATTAAGTGTGACATACCAGGTTGTATAAATTATGCTGACTACACGCTAAAATTGAAAAAATTTTGGAACATAGGTAATACAAATTTTTGTAAAGGTTGTTTAACAAAAATAGGTGGCAAAATTAATAAAGAACTTACACCTAAAAGCCCTAAAAGCGTATTTAAAAGCCCTAAAAAAATACAGGAGAAGAAAGAAAAAAATGAAACAAGTAAAAAACAAAACAAATAAACAAAGTAACTCTCACATTTACGATTCACTACACGATAACCAGTTTATAGAAGATATTGTTAAAGAAGTAAAACAAGACTTTAAAACGCGTCAACAAGAAAGAAAATCAATAGAGAACCAGTGGCAATTAAATATGAACTTTTTATTAGGTAATCAGTACTGCACCATTGCACCAACTGGCGACATTGAAGATTACGAAAAACAATATTTTTGGCAAGAACGAGAAGTTTATAACCATATTGCGCCTTTAGTAGAAGTGCGAATGAGTAAACTTAGTAAAGTAAGACCAAGTATGGCAGTAGTACCAGCTAGCACTTCAGAATCTGATATGAAAACAGCTAAATTAAGTAAAAGTATTATAGATTCTGTTACACATAAAATAGGTGTTAGCGAAAAAATAAGTAAAGCTACCGTTTGGAGCGAAATTTGCGGAACAAGTTTTTATAAAATTAACTGGGAAACTGAGCTAGGCGAAAGCGTAGGTATAGATGAAGACGGTAAAAAAATAAAGCAAGGTGATATTAGTTTAACTGTTTGTCCTCCTTACGAAATTTTTCCTGAAAACTTAAACGCAACCTCAATTGATGAGTGCAGAAGCATTATTCATGCAAAAGCTTATCATACAGAAACTATTAAAAATTTATGGGGTATAGATGTTGAAGGTGAAAATATTGATGTATTTTCACTTGATAATGTGTCAACCGTTGGTGGTTTAGGCTACACTGCAAGCGTACCAAAAGTTGTAAGCAAAACGAAAACTGATCATGCAGTAGTAATAGAAAAATACGAAGCTCCTACTGTAAATTATCCTAACGGAAGAGTGATAATAGTTGCAGGTAACAACTTATTACATATTGGCGAACTGCCTTATATTAATAAAACAGACGAGCAAAGAGGTTTTCCTTTTGTAAGGCAAACATCATTAGAACAAGCAGGTAGCTTTTGGGGAATTAGTATAATTGAACGTTTAATTCCTGTTCAACGAGCATACAACGCAGTTAAAAACCGTAAGCACGAGTTTTTAAACAGGCTTAGTATGGGTATTTTAACTGTTGAAGATGGAAGTGTAGATACAGATAATTTAGAAGAAGAAGGGTTAAGCCCCGGTAAAGTATTAGTTTACAGGCAAGGTAGTAATGCTCCTAGTATTATGAATATGAGCAAAATTCCTGTTGACTTTAGTGAAGAAGAAACTAAACTTTTAAACGAGTTTATTCAAATAAGTGGCGTAAGTGACCTTATGTTAAATTCAAGAATAAACAGCGCTAACACAAGCGGAACAGCACTAGAAATTTTATTAGAACAAGATAACACAAGGTTAAGTAGTACAGCAGATCAAGTAAAATTTGCAGTAAAAGCTATTACTCAACACATATTAAGGTTGTATAAACAGTTTGCAACAGAACCAAGACTAGCCAAGTTAATAGGCTCTAAGGGTAGCGTTGAAATGTTTTATTTTAACAGCACCAACATAACAAGCGATGATGTAATATTTGAAACAGAAAATGAATTTGCAGAAACGCTTACTCAAAAAAGAAATATGATTTTCGAGTTATTAAAAGCTGGTTTATTAGAAGACGAAGACGGCAAAATAAGTAACACAACAAGAGCAAAAACGCTAGAAATGCTAGGTTTTGGTGTGTGGGAAAATAGTAATAATTTAAATGACTTACATATTAAAAAAGCAGGTAAAGAAAATATTAACCTAATTACTAAAAAACAAAAGTTACAAGCACTTGAAATAGACAATCATAAACTACACATTAACGAACATATTGCTTTTATGCTAGGTGATGAATATTTAAAAAATGAAAGTAAAGACGAAAGCATAAAAAACATTTTACTAACTCATATAAAAGAGCATAAAACATACTTAAAAAAAGATGATTAATATTTATTAAGGGAGAATTTTAATGTCAACAAAAAACTTAGATGAAAATGAACATAAAACCCAATTTGAAACAGATGAAAAAGACTCTAAACAAGATGATATAACACAAGAAAAAAATGAAGATAATATTAAAGAACAACCAAGTCAAAATTTAAAGGCACATACTGCAACGGCAGAAGATGAAGAAGATAACAACGGTGCAAGCAATTTTGATGAGGGCTCTTTACTTGGTAAGTTTAAAACTACCGAGAGCTTAATGAATGCTTATGATAACTTACAAAAAGAATTTACAAGAAAAAGCCAAAAGTTAAGCGAACTAAACAAACAAGTAGCTGAATTAAAAGAAAATGCTAACAAACAAAACGCACCTTCATACGAGGCTAAAGACTGGGACAAAAAAGTGCAAACCTTTTTTGAAACAAACCCAAATGCAAAAGAATATGTAAATGAAATTTCTGAGCTTATTTTAAAAGACAAAACAGTAGCAAACTCTACTGAGTCACTAGATATTGCTTGGGCAAAGGTTTTAAATAACAAATTTACTAGTCCAGAAAAGCTAGCTAAAGACGAACAATTTGTTAGTAAATACATATTAAATAACAAAGAGGTTACTCAGCAAATAATAAAAAATTATTTGCAAGGATTGTCAAGCAAAAAAACTGCACCTGTAATAAGTGCACACTCAGGTTCTGGTTTTAGTTTGGCACCCAAAAATAAACCAAATAATTTGGAGGAAGCTAAAAAAATGGCTGAATCCTTTTTTAAAATTTAATAAAATAGGAGAAATAATATGGTTACTTTAACAAGTGCAGAGAATGCATTAAAAACGGTATACTTAGGTGTTGTTAGCAATCAACTTAATGTTAATGCAAACCCTCTTTTAGCAAAAATAAAACAAACAACTAGCGATGTTTGGGGAAAAGAAGTAAGAAAATTAGCACCCTTTGGTTTAAATGGTGGTGTTGGTGCAGGTACTGAAGAAGGCATTTTGCCAAGTGCTGCAAGCAACAACTATGTTCAGTTTATATCTGAATTAAAAAATCTATATGGTACTATAGAAATTTCTGATAAGGCAATAAGAGCATCAAGTAATAATGCTGGAGCTTTTGTAAACCTTTTAAACTCAGAAATGGAAGGGTTAATAAAGGCAAGTGCCTTTAACTTTGGTCGTATGTTATATGGTGATGGTAGTGGTAAAATTGCTACAGTTACAGCTTATGACGCTGTTACTAAACTAATAACAGTAGACAGTGTAAGAAACTTAGTAGAAGGTATGGTAATAGATACTTACGACTCATTAGAACAAAAAGTTGATGGTAAAACTGCAAGAATAATTTTTGTAGATAGAGTTAACAAAACTATTAAACTTAATGTAGAACCTAGTGTAGATACTCAAAACGGATACTTTTTTACAGTTCAAAACTCTAAGAACTTAGAGCTTACAGGTTTAGGTAAAATATTTGATACAGATAGTAGTTTATACGGTGTATCAAGAACTGAACACCCATGGATGAAACCTCACGTTGAACAAAGTACAGGTGGTATTGGCGACAATATTATTCAAAGTGCTATTGATCAATTAGAAGAAGTTTCAGGAAGTCAAGTAGACTTTATTGCAACAAGTTCTAAAGTAAAAAGAGGCTATCAACAATACTTAGCAGCGTACAGAAGAAATGTAGATATTATGGAACTTCAAGGCGGTTTTAAAGCTATTTCGTATAACGGAATACCTGTAATATCAGATAGATTTGTAGAAGACGATGCAATGTATTTACTTAATACATCTGAGTTTTCACTTCACCAGTTATGTGACTGGAAATGGTTAGAAGGCGAAGATGGAAGAATAATTAAACAAATGCCAGGCCATGCAACATACACTGCAACATTAGTAAAATACGCTGACTTAATTTGTAATAAGCCAAGCGGACAAGCTAAAATTGTTGGTTTAGACGGCACAGCTGATACAGCATAATCACAATTAAATAAATTAAAAGACAAAAGGTAAGCAACTTGCTTGCCTTTGTTTTTTATAAAAGGAGTTTTACCTATGCATGTAATGATAACTGAAGACACTTTTGACATAGCAAAAAGGCTAAAACAAATAGATAACAACTATATTTTAAAGTTTAACTTACATAAAAAGCAATACGAGGTTTTTTATAAAGAAAGTGACAAGCATATTTTGCAGTTAGTATTACCTTTTAAAGAGCTAGATAAAAGAACTATAGATTATGTTAATAAAACAAGAGTACAAAATATTGAAAAACTTATTAAAAATATTCAAAAACAAAATGAGAAATTAGAAAAAGATGCTCAAAACAAAGTTCAAGACCAGGCAAAAACACAACTTTCACAAATGGGTAAATACATACATCGTAAAGCAGATAATTATAATATAAATTTTGAAAATAGTTATAAAACAAAATGGGTATAAAGGAGGATTAAAATTGAAAGCAGTAGAAATTATTAAATTAACAGCCACATATTTACAACTTGAAGATGTGCTTGAATTAAGTGAGTTTGGCGGGCAGGTTCAAACACCTAGCGAGCAGACAAACAAAAACCTTAACTTACTTTTAAGGTGCTTAAACTTAGTATATAACGAAATAGCTACTGAATATATACCACTAAAACACAGTGAGTACATAACAGTTACAAATGAAAAATTTGACTATATTAATTTAAATAAAAATATTGTTGATGTTTTAAGTTTAGTTACAACAGACAATAAAACGGCTAAATATAAAACTTACCCAACACATTTAAAGTTAAGAAATGGAGATTACAATATAGAATATTCATACCTACCAGTAAAAGTAACCTTAGAAGAAAGCACAGAAAATTTTGCAAACAAAATTACTGAGCGTATATTTGCATATGGAGTTGCAAGTGAATACTGCGTTATAAGTGGTTTGTATGATGAAGCTTCGCTTTGGCAAAAACGCTTTAAAGACTCAGTGTTAATATCATCAAGAAAAAAAACAGAATTAGTTATGCCTGCTAGGAGGTGGTTATAGTGTTTTATAAAAAACATTTAAGAATGCAACCCAAAAAAACAGTGCAACTAAATTTGACTAGTTTTAAAAATGGTATAAACACTCAAGAAAGTGAAGACATTATGCCTCATACTTTTGCAATAAACACTTATAATTACAATTATGAGAGTGGAGCATTAGTTGAAGGAATAGGATTTGAAGACTTAAAAGTACCAGAAAGCGCGCAAGACCCCATAATAGAAAACTTGCCTACATTACCAGAGGGTAAAGAAATTGACTGCATATGGCACTTTAAACACTATAATAAGTATCAGCAAAAGCAAATGGATAAGTTAATGTTATATACTAAAGACTCTTTAATTTATTACGCTACAATGTTTAGCCCACTTCCTACATTTTTTTTATTAGAAAATGTTAATTTTGACACTAGACCAACAGCATTAAACTATAAATTAAATGGAAGCGATGTTATTATTTTAACTAGTCAAACTAACAGTTTTGTATGTTGGAACGGCGAAAATGTGCCTCAAGTTGTAACTACCGCACCAAAAATAAGTTCATTATGTACACATAGAGATAAACTTTTTGCTACAGTAGCAGGTAAAAACAATATTGTTAGATACTCATCAAACTTAGACCCAACTACGTGGACTGTTGACGTGTCTGGACCTAATGATTATGAAATAGAACTAAACGACGAAAGAGGCACAGTAAATAAAGTAATAAGCTTTTTAGGTAACATTTACGTATTTAGAGATTTTGGTATAACAAAAGTAAGAACATATGAAGGTGTAAACGAAGTTGATGTTAGCCATTTATTTGTTTCAGGTAACCGAATATATAAAGACACAATTTGTGTGTGTGGTGATAGAATATTAATGCTAACAAAAGATGGAATATATCAGTTTGACGGCGTTACTACAAGAAAGATTGAATTAAAAATAGGTGGATTACTAGAAGGCATTTTTAATGACCAAGCAGTAGCTAGCTACCATGCAGGCAAATACTACATATCTTGTAAATTAAACTATCCAGATAACAACCAAATAGGTTGCGAGACTAATTTAAGTCACATAAATAACACACTAATTCAGTTAAATGTAAAAACAGAAATGTTTAACATATCAAGAGGTATTGATGTTACAAGTATGACATCTATTCAAGTAGAAAGTATGAGCAAAATGGCATTTTGCTTTAACTCTGTATTTAATCAAAGATTAGGGCAAATAACAAAAAACGGTATGTTTTTTGATCAACCAACTACAAAACACTGGTACACCCCTGTGAATAGTTTAAACTATCCTAACTACAAAAAATTAATAAGGCAAATATCTTTAATAACTGCTTATGACTGTAATTTAACTATTATTACAGAAAAGAGTCAATCAACTTATTATATAAAAGGCAAAAATACAATAAGCAGTATTAAACCTAATATAAAAGGAGAGTTGATAGGCTTAAAAATAGAAAGTTTGACAGATAAATGTCAAATTTCTAATGTAAAATTAACCTTGCAACTATTATAGTATGAAAAACTTGTATTCTAAAAAAAGTTTGCAAGAATTTTTTAATAATTACAAAATACATAAGCACCTACAAAAAGGAGGGCAACTAATGTTTGAAAACATTTATAATTTAGAAGAAAATAAGCCAAATGAGGAAGGCTTAAAAGAAAAACAAAATAATAATATTGCTGAAAGTAATGAAAATGATGAAGCTATTAAACAAGAAAAAAATGAAATTCAAGAAAAAGAAAACACACAAGAACTGTTAAAGGAGCAATTGCAACAAGCACAGCAAACACTAAATATAAATAAGATAAAGCAGTTAACTGAGCAATTAAATAAAGACACTTCTAAAAAAACTGAACAAGACTTTCAGCATAAAAGTAAACCAAAAAAAGATAAAAGTGAAGAACCACCTAAAACATTAAAACAAGCTAGGCAAAAAATAGAATACCAAATACTAAAAGGGTACTTAAACACTTTAAGTAAAGAACAAGCAAGCAATTACTTAAACTCACAAGTAAACTTAAACGAAGAAATTAAACAAAACCTGCAAACTCAGTTTGCAACAAAAGAATAAGTTATGTGGGAACAAATTTTAACGCTTGCTTTAAAAGATGGTATATGGGCTACTTTGTTTGTAGTGCTACTTGTTTATTCACTTAAAGATAGTGGAAAACGAGAAAAAAAATATCAGGAAACTATTAAAGACCTTAGCACGCATTTAGGTGTAGTAAAAGACATTAAAAAAGAAGTTAAAGAGATAAAAAAATACGTCTTTAACAGATACTTAACATAAGAGGTGCAAAATGAATTTTAAAAATAAAATAAAAAATTATGGTTTTTGGACAAGCCTAACAGCAGCTGTAATTTTGTTAATGCAAACACTAGGCAAAAACTTTTCATTTGTAGTTGATGATAAAGCAATAATAAACACTGTAAATAGTGTTTTAGGAGTATTTATTGTGCTAGGCATAATTTCTAACCCAACTAGTGGCACAGGTTACTCAGACAAATTAGTTAAAACACAAAAAAAAGATAAATAA